ACACGACTCACGCGGTTGTCCTTCGGAACGAAGGAAAGGAGGTTGTGATCAACTAGGAGGGGTTGTCCAGCATGGGCGAATCGAGTCTCCTCAGACTCGGCCCATAACGGATACCCTTTGACCCAGCCGCTGTACAATTTGTACAGAATTGGACTCGTACAAGTAATGCGCCCAGCGAACAACTTCGAATAGAAGTCCGTTCCTGACGCTCCCATACTTGCACCCGGGCCCATGTACGCGCTTGACAGCAACGTACTAGGATCCTCTACGAGACTGGTTCCTGGGGCTTCCCCTTTAAACCAAAACCTATAGAGGCACTCACGCACTTCACCAAGGATGACATCCTCGACTAATGAACGCGAGTCCGATAACTTCCACTCCAGACACTCTGAATTGACTTGCCTAAATTTCTCTAGGGCAAGCCGGTCAGCATCCGGAGCAACGTTATCTGGGAACTTCTTAAGTACGGACTCAAGAAGCCTTGCCGCCGCTACTTCGCGGACGGTCCCATCGGGATAACCGAATACAGGACTCTCAAAGAGACCCTGCTCGGCCAAGTCGTCACTAACACATCGATAAAGAGTAGACGCAGTAAACACTGCCATTTTGCTCTCCTTAAACGAAAGGTCTGCAAGGCATTCACTGCCCTGCCGGAATCAGGTGTTAGCCGATAAACCGAAGCTTTACCGGCATACTAACTCAACCTAGGAGGTATAAGTCAGACCTGCTGCCAGGAACGAACGCAACTGCTCGAACGTCAGCGTCCCACTCTGTCCCAGGATTGCTCCGAAGACAATAAGGGCGAGAGGCTTCAGCTTTTGCAGAAAGTTCATTACTGGGTACCCGTGATGTACGTGTCACCCATGCCCGCAGACAGCTGGTTAAGGCTGCCAACAAGCAGTGAGATCATCGCACGAATATTCGCGGCGTCATAAGCATCAGAGCCCGCAGGGATGCGGACAATCAGCTCAGCCGACGCGACACGGGGAACATTATTTGCCGCGATCATTACGCCCTTGCGGACGCGTGAGCGGTAAACGTTCTCCGGGACCTTTCCATAGAGCCCCGTCATACCATTGATCAAGCCCTGAAGTGCATTTAGCACCCGAGGACGCTCGAACGTGATGGTAAACGGGCTGCTGATGGAATGAGCACCAACTCCGGCCTGAGTGCCGGTAACCGCGCTCACGTTCCACTGTTTGCCAGTCGTGGCATCCGGCGGATTATCAGCAGTAACAGTGTACCCAGGGGTTGTGAAACCGGTCTGGGCACCACCCGTGACATTAGTCAGCGAAATGGACATTTTAGTACCTATGTATTAGAATGGCTTGTCAAGCCGACTCATGCCCTTCTTCCGAAAGACAGGAGGCCACCAAGTAACGTACTAACTCCCTTTGACTGCGTTATGACCGACGCCAAATTAAAAGCTTGCTTTAGATTTGGAAGGTCAAAATGGAACGTAGGTATAAAGGTTCCTTGATATGCGAACCTTGAGTAATACCAGGAGTTAATAGTAAACGACCCGGGTCGCAGCGAAGACGACACTGTTTTCAAAGCCACCCCATTAACTGGGAGAATCTTAGTTACAGCATGCGTTTCACTAACCTCGACGCGGACTGCTTTATTAACATAAAGCAGGTCCCCTCTGGCTACTTGAAGGCCAGCAAGGATATCGCCGACGTTTGAGACGTAATCAATCGCCCAAGACCATGGTATGAGTTCCCAAATACTCGGCAAGAGTGCCGGCATGGTGAACCCAAACGACCTGGCAGTATCGAATCCGGGAGTAGTGCATTTGATTGCACCACTGTACCTAATCCGACCACTGGTCATCGTCGTCTTTACTCCTTGCAGGTCAGCGGTTGTGAAACCGAAACCGCCTGCACCATCAGCGCCAGGCTATTAACACCTCCGCCGACTGAAATGGTAACCGGAGCTACTGCTTGTACATTCTCCCACTCAAACCATCCAGCAACCCTTTCGGGTACTGGGAGGTCGTGGTCAATGTAGTGAGCAACAGCTTTAACGGTATCATTTAGGTCCATCAAAGTTGGTTTTAACCCGAAGGTGTATTCCAACCATGTCGACTGGATCATAGAGCCTACGGCCCTACGACGTTGGTCGATAGTTCTTGAGTTGCGGGCAGCAGCTTGACTAGCCGCTGCGGAAACATTCAAGCTTACGCGACGTGGTCTGGCTATTCTCCTTCCTCGTTCCGTTACGAGATCTAAATAGGAGGCTAAGCCATTCCTTATCGCTTGGGCAGGATGCCGCAATCCCTCAATCGTCTTGTGAAGTTCTCCGATCACAGACAGTCCTTGGACCTGTTGCGACCTAGCGATTACTTTCCCATTAAATTTCGCAAGTGCCTTACTATCAGCACCTGCAGGAACGTAACCGGTTAGCCCGGAGGCAGAATCAGCCGCCGTAATCGTAGTCCAGCCATACCCACCCGCTGTCCCCTTTCGGAGAAACGGTGGATCATTTGGCTTGATTGGATTATAAAATAACTGATCACAAGTTGCCATGAACGGCTTAGTCACTTCGACGGAATTTGAATACCTAGTATAGGCAGAAGACGCGTCAATATGACGTCGAATCTTCTGACGATATCCGGGTACTCCCTCGCCAGTGATAGCCTCTTTAGTAGCAACTGTGGTAGAAGCCGACGACTGAGGACTTGAACGTCTCAGCGTGGTGACCCCTACATATTTAGTTATTGTGGCCATTGAGAACTCCCTTATGCTTCAAAGCAAGGATTGCTTTGATAATGACCATTATATGGACATAAGTAACAGAGATACCGTTTAGAGGCTACTAGCCCATTAGTACTATTTCCTAATGGATATGTTACATAAAACATACTCGCAAAAGTATGGTAACATATGACCGCGTCTGTATTACTCCAAGATACGCTTGGGCGAAAGTAATATTGTAGACAAGACACTAGTAACGACCTCACGGAGACACCTTTGCGG